CGTGTACAACATCTTTATCAAATTCTATAAAGCTTCCGTCTGGAGAAGTTTGCTTTGAGGCATCTTTAAAGGGCGAGCCTGGAAAAAAATACGTCTTTGGAGTTGACCCCGCGTCAGAAGTTGATAATTTTAGTATTGTTGTTTTAGAAGTTAATGATGATCATAGAAAAATAGTTTATTGCTGGACCACCACAAGAAAGCAGCACAAAGAAAAACTTAAAAAGAATTTGGTTGATGAAGATGATTTCTATTCTTATTGTGCTAAGAAAATAAGAGATTTAATGAGAGTTTTTCCATGTGTGGAAATAGCTATAGATGCGCAGGGCGGAGGTATAGCTGTTGTGGAGGCTTTGCAAGATAAAGATAAAATTAGAGATGGAGAAGTAGCAATATGGCCGGTTATAGAAGAGGATAAAGAAAAAGATACAGATTTTCATACCGGCTTACACATTTTGAGATTATGTCAATTTGTAAAAGCCGAATGGGTTTCCACCGCTAATCACGGTATGAGAAAAGACTTTGAAGATAAAATCTTATTGTTTCCATATTTTGATAGTGTTAGTATAGGTCTTTCTATAGAATACGACAAAGCGCAAGATAGACAGTACGATACCCTTGAAGATTGTGTTATGGAAATAGAAGAATTAAAAGATGAACTTTCTATGATTATTATGACACAAACACAATTTGGAAGAGAGCGATGGGATACTCCCGAAATAAGACTTGGCGCTGGAAAAAAAACCCGAATCAGAAAAGATAGGTATTCCGCATTATTAATGGCAAATATGTCTGCTAGAAGTTTTATTAATAAAAAGAATGATATAGAATATGGTGCTATAGGCGGATTTGCGGTAGTGGATAGAAATTCTAGATTTGAAAATTCTGGAAAATTATTTTCTGGTCCATCATGGTTTACGGAAAATATACAAGATATATATTGATTTGTGTATAATACTATTAACAATAGTATTGTCAATAACACAAGGTATAAAAATGTCAGAAAGTCTATATTTAACTTGGGATAATGGTTCTGAAAAAGAAGACGCATATAAAGCAACCGCCAATAATATTGAAGCTTATGACGGATTGCAAAAATCAGTAGGATATAGCTACGGAAGAAGAACTAGCTATATAGATATTGAGCCAAATAGATCCGTAAGAACAAGTTTTAATAGAAGTGATTATAATGCTTTTAGACCCGGGGAATCCGTAGCATCTAGACAAAAATATGCAATAGCACAATGTATGCAAGCTTATGATCGTGTTGGCATAATTAGAAACGTCATAGACTTAATGAGTGATTTTGCTAGCCAGGGCCTTGTATTAGTTCATCCAAATAAAAGTATTGAAAAATTTTATAGAAAATGGTTCCAGGAGATTAATGGGGTTGATAGATCTGAAAGATTTTTAAATTATTTATATAGATGTGGTAATGTGATAGTCAGAAGGCACACTGCCAAGGTTAATAGAAAGCAAGAAAAATATTTAAAAAATTCAATAGCGGCAGATACAAAAATAGAAGAACTAAAAACTATATCTAGAGAAATACCGTGGGGTTATGATTTTTTAAGTCCTTTATCGGTAGATGTTAAGGTTGGAACATATACTACTGTTGGAATGCCAGAATTTGTATTGAAGCTTTCATCTAATACTTATAATGGCTTGATGAATAGTAATCAATCTCAACCAAAAACAAAACTTCCAGATGATATTTTTAAAAGACTTCAGAGGGGCGAAAGAACAATACCTTTAGATCTTAATAGAGTTGGATTTTTTTATTATAAAAAAGATGATTGGTTATTATGGGCTAATCCCATGATATATGCAATTCTTGATGATATTATCATGTTGGAAAAAATGAAACTCGCAGACATAGCCGCATTGGATGGCGCTATTTCTAATGTTAGACTCTGGACCCTGGGTGATTTAGAGCAAAAAATTATTCCAACAAAAGCAGCAATTAATAAACTTCGCGACATATTGGCGAGTAATGTTGGCGGCGGTACCATGGATATGGTTTGGGGGCCAGAGCTTAAATTTACAGAAAGCCAATCTCAAGTTTATAGATTTCTAGGATCTGAAAAATATCAGCCGGTTCTTACTAGTATTTATGCTGGATTGGGAATACCCCCGACTTTAACTGGGGCCTCTTCTTCCGGTGGTTATACTAATAATTATGTTTCTCTAAAAACTCTTATAGAAAGACTAGAATATGGCAGAGAGGTTTTAGCCTCCTTTTGGCGTAAGGAGATTAAAATAGTCCAAAAAGCAATGGGTTTTAGGTATCCGGCAGAAATACATTTCGACTCAATTGTTTTATCGGATGAAGCTGCACAAAAACAACTGTTAATTCAGCTTGCAGACAGAGATATTATATCTCAAGAAACATTATTAGAAAGATTTAGAGAAATACCAACAATAGAAAAGGTTAGAGTTAGAAGAGAGGAGGTGGAAAGATCTGAAGATAATAATATGCCCAAAAAAGCCGGACCATATCATAATCCACATCATAAAGAAGATATTGCAAAAATAGCAATGACAAAAGATCTTTTAGACACTAAAGAATATTTTGAAGATCTTGGATTACCAGCAAGTCAAAATACTCCAGCTCCACAAAACCCTGTTCAAAATAAAACAAACAAAAATACCGAAAATAACGGTAGACCCTTATTTTCCAGGGATACAAAGCAAAGAAAACAAAAAAGAGTTTTACCAAGAAGTTCTGATACAACCGTAGCTTTGTGGGCTATAGAAGCTCAAAATAAAATATCTGAAATATTATCTCCAATAGCATTAGATCATTTTAGCAAGAAAAATATTAGAAGTTTAACAAAGGCAGAGTTCAATCAACTTGAATTTTTAAAATTGTGCATACTTACTGGATTAGAACCATTCATTGAAATAGATGAAAAAACAATTAAACAAATAATAGATTCTCAAAAGGCGCCGCCGAGCCATTTCATGGAAGTGGTAAAATCTAAGGTAAAAAGCTTTATAGATAGCAATAAAAGACAGCCATCCATTCCAGAATTAAGATATATATATTCATATTCATTCGCGGAAATGTTTGATTTTAATGAATAAAATACTCGCATTATTATAATTTGTGTATAATTGCGCGGAGGCATAAAATGCGTGTATATGAAACAGAAATTAAAGATGGTTTAGAAGATGCTATAAAAAGCTCTACTATAGCTTGTATTTCTCCTGCTATAGAATTTAATCCATCTCAAGATTATATAAACAATATAGCAAAAAAAATAGCTAAGGCTTATGATAACGATCAATTTGATTTGTTTTATCTTCAGTCTATTTTAGTTAGTACGGGCTGGAATAAAAACGATGACGTTTTTGATCCCGCTGAACTTTGGAAAGCTAGAAATACTCCAGAAGATAAGCCATTTAATTTTATGCATAATGAAATGGATATTATTGGGCATATTACAGCAAATACAGTAGTAGATTTTGAAGGAAATGCACTAGAAGAAAATTTAGATCAAACGCCAAATTCTTTTAATATATTAACAAATGCAGTTATATATAGATCATGGAGTGACCGAGAGCAAAAAGAAAGAATAGAAAAATTAATAGCAGAAATAAAAGAAAATCAATGGTTTGTATCTATGGAGTGTTTGTTTCCCAGTTTTGATTATGCTTTATTAGATAAAGATCAAAATACAAAAATAATACAAAGAAATGAAGCATCGGCCTTTTTGACTAAACATCTTAGGGCTTATGGTGGTTCTGGACTGTACGAAGACTACAAAGTTGGCAGATTATTACGAGACTTATCATTCTCTGGTAAGGGTTTAGTTTCCAAGCCTGCTAATCCGCGTAGTGTTATTTTGGATGGTAATAGATTTTTCGATCAATCGAAATCTGAGATTTTAACTATAGATTTAATAAGGGAGAAATCAATGTCAGATAATAATGAAAGTAAGATTGCTGAATTGCAATCAGAACTCAAGCAAGCAAAAGCAGAACATCAAAAGCTTTTAGAAAAAGTAGTAGCCGAAAAAGAAAGTGAGTATAAGAGCAAGATTGAAACTCTTGAAAATTCGGTTGCTGAAAAATATGAAGAAGTAAAAAACCTTCTTTCTGAAAAAGAACAACTCGCAGAAGCAAATAAAAAGCTTCAAGAAGAAGCAGAAGCTGCAAAAATGGAGATGAAAAAGAAAGAGCAGGAGATGATGGACATGAAAAAAAAGGCAATGATGATGAAGAGAAAGGCTCAGCTGGAAGATGCTGGACTTACATCAGAAGAAGCCGAATCGGTTCTTGAATCTTTTGCATCGTTCGAAGATGATTCTTTCGAGCGAGTTGTCGCCCTCATGAAGAAAAAGGGTATGTATAAGAAGGAAAAGGAAGAAAAAATGATGGCTGAAGAGATTGATTCTTCTGAAGCCAGTGAAGAAATTCTCGATACAGTCGTAGAAAGCGCGGAAGTGGCTATTGCAGAAATCGACACACAGGTCGATGAAGCAGAAAGTCTTCGTTCTGTTGCTAGTGAATGGCTTGGATCGATTCTTCAATCTACACCTAAAAATAAGTAAATAAATAAAGGAGAATATATAATGGCCCTTAAAACTGATAGAAGTGTTCTTGAAACAGATATTTCATTCTTTATGAATGAAGTCGCTACTCGTGGTGGCGTTGTCGTGCATGGTACTACGGGAGGTTCCGGTGCCGCTCTTGATCAGGGCGCGGCATTGGCCACATATACGAATGCACCATCTGGAAAAGTTCCTATTGGTCTCTTGTTGAACGATATGGTTAATCTTGACCTTACTCGCCAGCATTTGAATCAACACAAGGATGAAGTACAGAAGGGTGGCAAGGTTACACTTTTGCGCAAAGGCTGGGTTGTAACGAATAATCTTCAGGGCGCAAGTCCTGCTGCTGGTGATCCAGCCTATGTTGCTCATAGCGGTAATCTTTCCAAAACTAATCTTATCACAGATAATACAGATAGTACTGGTGCTAGAAGATTAGTTGGTAGATTTATAAGTGGTGTAGATGAAGATGGCTATGCAAAAGTTTACATCGATCTTCCAAATACTAATCTTTAATAAAACATAAAGGAGAATTTTACATGTCGACTAAAACAAGACCATCAGATGAATTTATCGAATTGCTGAAGCGATCTGGCGATTCCGATAAAGCTATCGCTATAGAAGCACAACGACAAATCGCCAAAGCTCTAGAACTGCCTTTACGTAAGGGCGTTTTATTTGGCGATGTTGTTACTTCTATTTATGAGGCTATGCCTCTTGAGCCGGGAGCGACTCCAGAGTTTCCTCTTGATTTATTAGCACCTGGAACCGAAACAGATCACGTAGCTTATACAAATCCCGGAAACGGTCGTATTCCAGAACGACATGTTGAAGGTGATTATGTCATGGTTAATACCTATGGCATTTCAAGCTCGATTGACTTCTTGCTCAAATATGCACGCGAAGCAAACTGGAATGTTGTTGCTCGCGCCATGCAGGTTTTGGAAAGTTCTTTCGTAAAGAAGATGAATGATGATGGCTGGCACACCCTTTTAGCTGCTGCTGTTGATCGTAATATTCTTGTTTATGATGCGGATGCTGCCGCTGGCCAATTTACAAAGAGATTGGTTAGTTTGATGAAGACCGTTATGCGAAGAAACGGTGGTGGTAATAGTGTTACTGCTCCGGGTCGTTTGACGGATCTTTATTGTTCGCCGGAAGCGATTGAAGATATTCGCAACTGGGGTATCGATCAACTCGATGAAGTTTCGCGTAGAGAAATTTATACTGCTACAGATGATGGCCCAGCTATCACCCGTATTTTTGGTGTAAATCTACACGATTTGTTTGAGTTCGGCGATGGCCAGGAATATCAAACATATTTCACCAGCGATCTTAGCGGATCTCTTCAGGCTTCAGACGTTGAGCTTCTTATTGGTCTTGATCAGGGGGCTAGCGATAGCTTTGTTATGCCTATCAAGCGTCAAGTTGAGATTTTTGAGGATGAAAGCCTCCACAGACATCAACGTCAGGGATATTATGGTTGGGCCGAGATGGGCTATGGGGTACTGGACAATCGTCGAGTACTCGCTGGCAGCTTCTAAAATATTTTATAAAAATAAAGAGGCGGGTATTGCATCCGTCTCTTTTTTTGGTTATAATACATTGACGTTAATGACTGGGTTAGGGTGAGTAGAATTATGTTACTAATTGAAAAAACTATTGAAAAATTCGGACACGATCCAACTAAGCTAAGCAAGGGGTCGGATAAAATCGTTATCGTAAAATGCGATTATTGCAACGACGTAAAAGAGATGAAAAATAATGGAAGATCGTCTGCATTAAAGAGTTATCCAAAAGACGCTTGTAAAAATTGCGGCGGTAAGAAGCGAAAAGAAGCCCTAATGGAAAAGTATGGCGTAGAAACCACACAGGCACTTCCGGAAGTTCGTGCAAAAACAAAAGTCACCAACTTGAAAAAGTTTGGAAAAGAATCTTATTTTGCTAGCAATCACGCCAAACAAAAGATAAAAAAATCTGTATTCGAAAAATACGGCGTAGATCACGCTATGAAAAATGACGAAATA